ATGCCGTTTTGTCGTGATGCCTCGTAAGCCATAAATGCCAAATCCTCGATGCCGATACCGTCACCGATTTGGGATGCTTTGCGTTTGAATTTTCTTTCCCATGCAACGATGGTCATTAAATTGGTTGTAACTATTTGCTCGTTATCTGCAAATGTTAGTTTGATTGTTAGTTGCATTATGGCCTCCGATACGGCTTTGTATGTTTTTGGTTTATTGCTTTGTTAGTTTTCAGCGGCCAATGCCGCGTAATCACGATGTAACTTTAGTAAGTGTGCCGCCGGCAAAAACTAGCGTTATTTGACTGAGCTCCCCGAGGCTGGCCGAAATCGGGGTATGGCTGGCCAGATAGCACCCTGCCAGGGTGTACTTCGGTGAAGTGGCGCTTGGTGTGACTAAACCTGCTGCAGTTGGTGAAACCACAATGTTTGTGGTGATGCCCACCAAACCGTAAATTGTGGCTTCTGTTTCGCTGCCTTCATATGATTGAAACAGGGTTACCTCAAATGAATTGTTTTGCAATGATGTAACAGTTGCTGCACCAAATTTGCGTGCGGTGTCACCAAACGCGGTTGTTTCCAATTGGTCATATTCAAATGTCAAAGTTGCTTCGGTTGCCTGGTCGGTCAGGTTGACGCTGTTTATAGTTAGCGCCGGGTTGCTCAAATAAACTGTTGTGGCCATGTTGGTTATTCCTTTTCGTCTGTGTCTTTAGTTTTACCAGATTTTTTAACCTGTTGCGTGGATATGTGGCCCGATTCAAGCAAATGCTCGATGTTGGCACCCTCTAAATCTTTGTCGGTGATGACATCACCGCGTTTAAGGCCATCTAATCTGTTGCTGTTGACTATGTAATTTGCCATGTGTTTATGCCGTCTTTGCTGCTATTCCGCAGGTCAAATCGTAGCACGGATACTCTTGACCGCCGATTTCTAACACGCCTGGTTGACCGGATGTAACGATGATTGCGGATGCCAAAACTGTGGCTGATATCTGCAAGATTTCGCGCAACACCGGCAGACCCGCTGGCCCGCTACCAATAATTTTAATAGGAAAATCCATCCGCACTATGTTGCCGTTACCTGCCGTGGTTGTAAAACTTGGCGCTTGTAAGAAAACGCAGTTAGGCACAATTTTTGTGGGGTCATTTACAACCCGCAACGATGTTACGGCTGTCAGGGTTGCCGTAATGTCATCTATGCCTTCGTTTAATAAATCGGTGTATGGTGCCGGCATTATGCAACCGCTGGTCTATCGATGCCTAACAATTGTTTAACGATTGGTGTTAATGATTGTTGCGGTGCGCTACCCATGCCCTCGAATGATGCAAACACATTTTCTAAACTGCCACGGCTGCGCCATAACGCCGCACAATACATAAGGGTCCCTAAAGTGACATCCCCGCTGGGGCTGGATGTTAAATCATCGTGGTAACCGGCCTCAGCGCGTCTGCGGCTGCAAAACTGGTTGCCTGCCGATACCGCCTGGGTAATAAGCGTGTAATCATCTGATGGGTTGGTGATTGATACACCCAAATAGGTGACCAGGTTGGCTGCGCTAACCCATGTGCATGTGGGGGTAAAACTTACGGTCCCGGCAAATGAAACGACATAATCGACATCTGCGCCGGTGCATGCAAACAAAATTTGGTTGGGTATCGCTACATTTTCATCATAAAAAAATGCGCCTGTTGTGCTATCGACACCCGCATATTTAAATTGTGGGCATGCCAACACCGTGTAGGTGCCGTTAAACGGTGCGCCTAAACCGCCGATAACTACGCTGTCACCAACCGCAATTGTGGTTGGCTCGAGCGTAGATATGCAGGCGTAGTTATCTAATAACTGTTTGCTGGCTGTTGAATATGTCGCCATAAGCGGTTAATCCGCTTACAACTAAGCAACAATGATTCGTTGTACTTGGTCAGCGTCAGCAATGAATGTTGCTACATAACCGTAGTAACTGAATGTGCGGCCCAATGTGCCGGGGACCTCTACTGACATGATGCCGCGCACCTGTTCGTAGAATTCACATGCTGCACCTCGAGCAACAATCATTGCACCGGCTGCAAAATTGCGGTCAGCAACAAGATTTAAACCGAATGGGTTAAATGTGTTTGCAACGCTTACATTGCCTGTACCCATCGCATTAACACCCATCAAACCTGACACACCGACATAAGGGAATACTGGTCGTTTGTCTGCGTCTAACTGGCTGCCCAACAATTCCCAAACACCTGGGGCCACAAAAATGTGGTCAGGTAAAAAGTTTGTTGCATTCAACATCTTGTAAGAGGCTTGATAGAGCGCGTTAATCAATGATGTTGGGTCTGTTTGGTTATAGGTCCATGTGCCTGGGCCTGCTGCAACACCGGCAAAAATTGCGTCTGCTGCGATGTTGTCTGTTGCAAACATGTATTGACCAACTAGGTCTTGCAAAATAATTTGCATTGCGCCAGGTGAGGTAAAGTCAATATCTTGAATTGAAAAGGTCACTTGGCCGCTGACGGTACTTTTTGTGACCACATTTGAGGCAACCACGGGAGTAGTTGCTGATACTGCTGCAAGTTCACTTGATTGTGCCGCAACTGTTGGATGTGTTGTCCATGTTGGTCGAATAAATGTTTTGCTATTGCCACCATCAGGCATTGCTCGAGCGCCGATTGCTGCAACTACTGGTCGATTGTAATTAAGGTCAGCAAAAACTGGACCGAGTACAGGTACAGGCAACAAACCAGGTGTATCGCCGGTAACGACATCGCCCGCGGCTGCTTGCAATGCTGTTTGATTTGCTTTGGCAAATTCGTGCGCTGCTTGTGCAACATTGCGGAAAGTTTCGCCACCAATGTGCATTGCGGCCATATATTCGCCTGGTGTTGGTAAATTAAATTTGCGTTTTGGTTGCGCCCACAATTTTTCTGTGTTTTCTTGTGCTGCTTCAACAACTTGTGTTTCTTTGTTTTCGCTCATGTCTGTTTCCTTTGTTAGGTCTTGGTTTGATTCTATAACAGGTTTTGTTTCGGTTTCGTGGATACCCTCTGCCGGTGCTTCGGGTGCGCTCGCAGCCACCTCGGTTATGACGGCTCCCGAAAATGCTCCCTCGGACACGAGCGATAATTCGCTCCAACTAGCGGCCTCAACAATCATTACGCCCTGCTCGTCATAACTAAATTTGGTAGGCGTTACACCCACGGAAACTGCGTCAATTACGCCATCATTTGCCAAGGTTAGCGCCTCATCGCCCAACCTGGTTGCGCTAATTCTGGCTGTAAACATCATGCCCTGCGGGGTGTCCACACGCTCAACTACTTTGCCAACAATTTGGTTGGCATCGTGCTGCATATAAAGTTTTGGGTCCCGGCCCGTGACTGGCAAAGACCCTTGCAAAAATCTTACTTTAGTGCCATCCAAAACTGTGGCTGTTTCATCGTAAGTAACGGCAACGCCGCTAATCGAGCGCGATGGCAAACCCTCTGTTGACGCTGCGTCAATTGTTATTGCAGTTGGGATTAATTTAATCATGACGGTAACTCTACACTTTCTGTTTCTGTTGTTTCGCGCATTTCATCCATCGAATATTCACCCTTCAAATAATTTTCAACATCAAATTCAACATAGGTGCCATTAGGTAAAACATTATTCATGCTTAATGTGCCGGCGATGCAATCTGCATAAGCACGCACGCCAAAGGTCCACAAATCCATGCGCGATTCAGCGCTTGACTGGTACGAATACGAGCCAACGCTGATACCCGCCAAATATGGCGGGATGTTGCACAACCTGGCCATTTCCATCGCTTGAAATTCTGCGGACTCAATCAAAAGCATTTTGTCAGGTGATGTCAATGTTTCTGTATAGGTAACAAATTCGTTTAACGCGGCAACCTGATTTGTTTCACGCGCCGCTTGAAACGCTGCTGCTAAGTCTGCGAGTTCTTGTGCTGAAAGGGGTTCCCCTCCAACCTGCCTCAGCGTGCCGCTCGGAATTGCCGATGAAGAATTGCGGTAGCGCGCGGCCTCAAGTTTTAACGCTGTTGCCACGGCTGTTTCACTCATATAAATAATGCCCTGGATTGGTGACAAAAATTGCACGACATCATCAGGATTTAATTCTGCGCCTTGAAACATAATTTGTTTTGATGGCGCAAACCACACCGGGCCTGACTGGTCTAAAGTTTGCACCATCGCTGCAGGTAGTCGAGTAAATGCGGCTGGGTATCCGTCAGCGGTGCGCGCGGTTACATAAAAAAAACCTCTTCCATAATGGAATAGGTCATCAAATAACCAGGCGAGCGTAAATGCATTTGGCAAACTTGGGTCAATGCGGCGCAACCATGTGCGTGGCGCTAACGGCACTTTTTCCATTTCGTTGCCATTCCAAATTTCTGTGTACATTTTTAATTGCATGCAACCAATCACGCTTGCCATCAAATCGCGCGCTCGACTAATTGTTGGCACACTCATTGCACGATTACGCGCGGTGCCTTCAACATAGGAATAATACTGACCAATCATTTGTGCGCCCGCGCCACCATTGCCCATGTAATTCGCGTTGCCGGCTGCGGCTGCTTTAGTTGGCCGCGGTGAAATTGCGGCCTTGTTGACGGTGCGGTTAAAAATGCCCATGCGCTAAGTATGCCACCAAACTAAATGCCTGTTGTGTATAGGTGGCCGCTGTCCGTACCGGAAAAGTTAAGGTTGCAACGGCCACCCACCAAACACATTAGCGACTTGCCACAACAATCATTGGTTTGCCTGACGATGTTGGCCGCGATGCCAACGCCGCTGACCAAACCAAACACCTAGCCAACTCGATAGGACCGGGTGACCGTTGGCTTGATAATGCAATGCTGTTTTGGCTGCGTACCGCTACGGCTCGTTGCACATGTTCAGCCAACATCTGTTCGCCTGTGTGCCAAAGTAGTTTTTCGTTAATCATTTGTTTTATGCGCGGCGTAAATTTAAGAATTTCGCCATAGCCAACAACTGCTCGCCTGCGCTCAAGCGCTAACGGCCAATGGATATCAATTGATGGGCTGATAGCAAATTTTGTTGCCGTGTTTTTTGCTAAGCGCTCAACATGGGTCAACATTTCGCTGTAGGTATCGGCCACAAATTCGACAGTTACCACGGTGCGCCGGTCATCCAACACAACTGCGCGCGTAGCAAAATAGCGGTCATCTGTAAGGCTTGTTTCAATGGCAACTGTGCCACCTTCGGGCATCGGGTCTGTGTACTCCAACTCAGGCCACAACCCTGGGGCAATCCATGATTTATCTGACGCAACCCAAAGGTTGCATGATGCGCGCAAAAATGCTGCACGGTCCGGGTTTTCGGCTTCTGACTCAATAGTTTTTTGTGTCAAAGTAATCCCCAACGCCGGGTTAGCCCATCCCCATGCTTGTGGGTCCATTGGCGACATGTCAGGCGGCGGGGACCACTCAGCAAAATAAAGGCTTGATGGTTCTTTGCGGTCAATCGCGCGCAACCCCTGTTCACGCCAACGCTGCATAGCGGTACTTGCCTCTGTGCCGGCAGTTGACCAACACGACAATAACGGTGACCTTCGAGCGCGCTGCGATGGCAAAAGCCCCGTATCAATTACCTGGGTGCCTATGTCCCAAATTTCATCAGCCACGATTAAATCACAACTCATGCCGTGGCCAACCGAATTGTTGGCAGCCCGCACAAACCACAAAGACCCATCAGGCATCGTCACACTATTGCGCCCATAACTAGCCCGACAAGTAGCACCAAATTTTAATTTTAAAATGTCAGCCAATTTGTCGTACAACATGACCGCCAAATCCAACCGGTGCGCAGTAGTCAACACGGTTTGCGGCACCCCTCGATGCTTAGGCATTTCGGTAAGCCACCAACCAACAAGCGCCGTTAACGCAACGGTCTTACCGTTTTGCCGAGCCGTAGAAACCAAAGAAATGCGATGCAAAAAATCACCGTCAACACCAAACGCCAACTGGGAATCAATAACCCGCTGCTGCCACGGCATCAATTGCATCCCCAAATGCTCGAGCGCCCATCCCCCCACCTCAGCCCCAAACGAATCGACACCATCCGGCACCATCGTTTCTAATCGTGGCTGGTCACGGCCAGTTACCGCCAATTCAGGCTGGTTAGACCCATCGGGGA